AGATAGAGCCACAAACCTCTATCTTCTTCACGTTATGGGTATTAGACTTGAAGCAGTACAAGGGGCTAACCGACAAAAGCTTGTAGAGACAAATGACTCTAAGATTTTTGCTCGTGTTTGTGCGAATGTACACCATCAAGGCGACGAGGGTTTTGTTCTGATGGATGACTTCTTCAGACTGTGCGAGTGTCCTACGTTTAATTTATATGAGGATCTCGTAGGTTTGAATCAGTTGGCTTCTGAAAAAGAAAAGAAAGAGTTTATAGAGTCAAAAAACCTCTTAGCTCGTAGAAAAAAACAAATGAAGTTTCTTCAGAAACTCCACTCCACTACTAGGGCTTATTTCAATGCTTATTTTAATAAGTTTGTTGGAGGGCTGATAAAGCAAGACATCACTCAGATCCAAGGTGTGCCTTCTGACGAGTATTTCGTAGGAAAAATCCTAGAACTTGTTTCTACAGGGAGAAATAACGACGAGATTCTAAATCAGAGTTATGCCACTGAGTTTATCCAAGACCTTCCTGATCTATCAGGCCCTTTAAAAGGGGGGCTATTAAAGAAGCTGAGATTTAAAGGGAAAGCTACAATCTACGCTAAGACTTGGAAGTTTTATAATAATCGTAGGATGAGAGGCACACAATTCGTTGGTATTAAAGGTCTTAGAATGAAGGTTCTTAAAGACGCTAAGTACTTTAACAACCAGATTAAAGTTTATGCCCATGATGAGCTTACTCGTTATGTAGACCGTAACTTCATTGGTGAAAACATGGAGCGGGAAATAACAGACGCTTCAGAGAACCAAGAGATTTTTCGGTCTATTGTCAAGGAGACAGACTCTACCTTTAACTTGATAGAAAGCTCCAAAGAGTCCGAGAGAAGCTATAAACGTAGCAAGCGAGAAAAGTTAAAGATCGCCAAGAAAGATATTAACAGATCGACTTCGATAGAAGAGCGTAAAGAAATATTAGAAGCTCGTGAAGACTTTATAGGGAGCGTAGTGAACGCTATACAGTTTAAAGACGTTGCAAAAAGCGATTTGAAATTTATTTCACGCACTCTTCTAAGAGAGACTACATCTTCTTTGGGGGGTATAACAGAGAAGGATAAGAATCAGCTAAAGCAAATAATAAATATGCTACAAGATGAAGAACAAATTCTCGAAGTTGTAGGAGAAAAAGAGTATCTTGATCAGATCCAAGAAATACTAGAGAGAGTCTTAATCCAATATCCTGATTCTATTACTCTTATAACAGAGTTTATTTCTGCTTTGTCTAAAGTGACTAAAGCAACCCAAAAAGCGATGAAGAGCATTTCTGAAAACATTGAGGTTATCAATAAAGCAATAGATCAGTCTTCTGAGCAGTTTCAGCCTTCAGAGTTTGAGTCCGTCAGACGACTTTTATATTCCCGTAGAATGAATCAAGGAGATCTTGATGTTCCAGAGATCCTAGAGCTTTCTGATTCTGATCGAAAATCTTACCTTGGTGCTTTAGCAAACGACTCCTCTAGTGACTACAGAAAAAGAGAGAAAGACGTTGAAACATATGTTTTAGCTCGTCTTGGTAATGTGGATAAACTAGACGAGTGGAGAAATCTCCATAACTCTTCAGATACTTCAAGCAAAGAGAAAGCAGATAAGATTTTTGAGGAGTTTAAAGAGAAATTGGAAATAGAATTTTCAACAAGGGCAAGAGGCAGACAACCAAAACCTCGTCAAGAAGTACAGGAGAATTCAGCTAAAGACCTCCTCGCTCCAAAAGATGAGTGGGTTAGTTCGAGAAGTAAAGACAAAGACAATAACTTCCCATATCAAACTGCATCTGTCCCTCCTCTTAAAGCTCTGAAAGACGCTATTTCTTCTGTTAGATCGGATCTCTCTACTAGAGAGATTGGAAATAAAGCGAAAGAAATACTAAAGAGCCAAGAGAAAGTGCTTCTAATTGATGGTAAGATTACAGAAAGTAGTACTAAAACCGCCATCAAAAATGTACTTGAAACAATGCTTTCTATAGAAGATCGTGGTGTTTGGTTTAAGGATAGGGATGCTCTTCTTAGAAAAGTGAAAATGGATGCTGTTAAAGAACTTTCTACACAAAGATCTCTTGAAGATTTGATTGACGAAAATTCAGAGAAAGCTCTTATTGAAGCAGGGGTAGCTACTGAGTCTAACTTTTCCAACATGGAGTTTCGTACTGTAAAAAGAAACATCGAGCAGATGGGCGGAGAAGACAGCAAGAGAGAAGCTCTTTTAAAGGCACATGGAGAAGCGTTCAGAAATAGGGCGGTGTCTTATTCTGCTTCTGATTTAGATCGTGAACTTCATGACTACGATCAGAAGAACAACTATGGATCTAAGAAAGAAGCTTGGTCAAAAGCTGTTTCAAACAAGGAAGAAGACGCTTTGAAAATTCTCAAAGCGATGGGTGTTACTCTTTCTAGCGATGAGTTGGATCTGTTAATCTTAGATAGTGAAGTACCTAGTCGTTCTGACACTAATCTTGCTGAAGCCCAATATGCGAAAGCGAAAAAGAAACTTATTTCTGTCTATGTGGATCTGAAAAGATTAGATGGTTCAGAAGGTGTCGATACTCTTGCCGAAGATTATCGTGAAGAAAGAAGAGATCGGAAATATTTCTTAGAGGGTCTTAAAGATAAATATCGAAATAGCCCCGCTATGGAGTCAATAAGACAAGAGCTTTCTGAAGCGGAAGAAAAGACAAAAGCCGACACCTCAAAAGAGATTGAGAAAGCTCTTGGAGCTCTCTTAAAAGGTGGGGGAGAGTTCAATGCAAAAAGAAAAAGAAGGATTATGCAAAGCGGGGCTCTACGGAGTAAGATTTATTCAGACATAAATGAGAAGATAACAGAAGCTGACCGTAAACTTGGTGCGAAGAATGTTAAAGACATCCTTCGATCTTCTAAGATTTTAGACCTCTCTTTAGAGCAACAAGAAGAACTTCTTGATTTGTCAGAATGTTTCCCAAGTGCTCCTGCTCTAGCCGACAAGGATAAGACCATAGCAAAAATGTATCTGAAAGCAACAGACAGCGGTCTGCCTGTTTTTGCCGATCTCAGTGCTTCTGTATATCAGTCTTCAGATTTGAAGTTCCCAAATGACTTCTTTAGTGCATCCGTAGGTATGGCACTCATGAAGAATTTTAGGCTCGGTCTTAGAGCGAAATATTCTCCAAGAATGGCTGACCATATTGGGTTCTTTGGTGTGGATGCTACGGGGAAAATGGTAGCTCCTGACAACTCCTTCACCACTACAGAACTAGAGCCACTGTTAAATGTAAATAAGAGCGTTGACTCTGGGATAGGCTCTATACCAGAAACTTTTTTTGCAGGAGAATACGCTTCTATTTTAGAACTAATTAAGTATTCAGATGATCGAGCCACTGTGAAAGTTAAAGGGGATGTAATGACTTTCACAGATGAAGAGGGTGACAAGCACACTCATTCTATCTCAAAGATCCAATCTGAGTTGAAAGATGTTATGATTGGTCAAATGGCTTCAGATTTTGGTATTTCTTCTCAACATGCAGAAGCTATCCTTGATACGTTTCTCAATAAAAGTTTAAAAACCGATGGTGGGGTTTCTTATGGTAGAGCAACGAGAGTATATGAGTGGTTTAGGTCTGCGGTTGTAGATCTAGGTTATATTTCTTCCGTTTGGGCTTTAGAAATGGCTACAGGTAATCTTGAAGATGTTGGTCTTAATGAAGACTGTTTGGACTTCATGGATAGGGTCGCTACAGATGGAGATAAGAAAAAGACAGCTAAAAAGGTCAAGAAGGCACTTCGTTAAGATTTTAATAAATAGTTTATTCACATAGACTGATGTGAGAGAATATTAACGTCAGTCTAGGAGAATAAATATGAGCAAAGATGCTCTATTAGCACACGCTTGCCCCCACTTTATACGATATGAGAGGGCAAGTATTGTTGGAGAGAGAGAAATAATAACACGCTCTCCTATTTCTTCTAGTAATCTTCTTTTGTTAAGATTCAATGGAGAAGAAATACCAAAAGAGGGTCTACTTCTCGCCTCAGAGACGGTGTTCCCTTCTTCCGCCCCTTATCGTTTTACGAACGACACTGCAACCCTTTCTGTAAGCTCAGATGGGGTTGAAAAAGCTATTTCTTTCCCCACTTCAAAAATCTTCACACAACAAGAAGTGGTTTTATTTTTAAACAAAAACCTACCTTTCCCGATATTTGCAGAGCCTTACGAGTCTTCTATTAAGCTGACTAATCAAAAAAATAGTAGTGGTTTAGTGTTAAAAGGTAGCTCCCTCAAAAAGCTAGGTTACAAAACATCAAAGATTTCTATAAAAAATAAGAAGACCGTAGGTGCTTGGAACTTAGCAAAGTTGTTTGGTGGAGGCTTTAAAGTGTTTTTCAAAGAAGAAGAATACTTTAAAGGGGTCGTAGATATCTCTTATCTTACCGAAAAAAGATTTTGTCGGAGGTGCGTAAGTACTGGTGTCGAGAACGATTTCAGATTTAACACTAAAGGCGAAATAGAGACGATCCAAGACCACAATTTGCTTTATCAGTCTTTATCCAAAATGCTTCTCACAGAAATAACTTCAAACCCATACCACAATTGGTATGGTTCTAATGCCATGACCTTGATTGGTCGAAAAGTGAGTGCTTCTGTCGTACAGTCATTAAGAGGCTCTGTCCGTGATGCTTTGACAACTTTTAAGAGTGTACAAGACCGACAAGCTTCAATACAGAGTATGTCTTTGAAAGAAAGACTTCGTAGAGTTGTGGGTATTGATGTTTCTACTATTGGAGAAGATGAGACTAGTTACTTAGTTTCAATAGTTGCTGAGAGTATGTCTTCAGAAGAAGTAAACATTAACATTATATTCGCAGTTCCCGGCTCGTTCTCATTAGACGGAGATTTGACATGATTAAAATAGTAAAGCCGGACGGAAATAGTGCAGAGACTCCTGTTTATTTTAGTACAGGAGTCCAAACAATTTACATTAAGGGTCTTATTTCAACCGAAATAAACCACGTTACCATAGAGTACCTGGGAAATAAATTTAGCGATCCCGATGATGTTTATGTGGGTGGAGGGGAGTTTACTTTCCCCAACCCAAACTCATTTTCTGAAGGTATTGATCTCTCAACGGGGCTGAATGTCTTTAAGGTTTCTGCTTTCAAAGATGATATTTCTTATGGTCTTTTAGAGTTGAATGTTATTTTTTCTGCTGACGTTGTAGGTTTAGTGAATCCTCCTAGTGGGATTATAGTTAGTAGGTCTAGCAACTCCGTAGAAGTTTCTTTCGACCATCTTGATAGTGAGGTTGTATATTACAACATTTACGCTAGTGCTTTATCTGGGGGTGTGGTTAGCAACTATTTTAAGATAAACCACGAGCCACTCAGCCCTAATAAATATGGCTCAAGAGAGGAAATAGTAAACGCTCTAAAAGAAACAAGTACCGATATTAGTTTAGAAGACGAAGATCCGCTTTTTTTAGAGACAACAAGCACTCAAAAAGACCATTCGGATGTAGTTTTGTCTTCTCAGACTCTAAATACCTTTGAAGTTGCTGAAACCGTTAAAAGGATTCGTATTTCTTCGACCTTTCAGAGTATCGCATTAAAGACAAGGGTTGCTTTTCGTCATGTTAGAAATGCTTCCCTTATTTCTACTCCTCCTACTATTTCTGTAGGTGCATTAAGTTCAGTCTCCTCAAACAAGCCTCTGTATTATGTGGTGACTTCAGTTAAAGTTATTGCAGGAGTTGAAATAGAAAGCCCTCTCTCTGTAGAAGTTTCTGGGATGCCCATTCAAGTTACGAATACCACTTTATCTCTACCTGTTGTCGGCAGAGATCAGATGGCTACAGATATGATTCAGAGTATCTTTCTCTCACAACCAAATATCGCTATACAGGCAGGGTCTGTAGTCCGAGATATAATCATAGACCCCTTCTTATCTGAGATGGAGAGAGTCAGATTTCTGTTGGACTTTTGCTACAGGTCTTCCTCTTTTTCAGGTCTTTTAAGTATAGACGACCCTTTAAACGAAGGCTCTTCAATCTCTGTAGTTGAGAGTCAATATAAAACAGTTCTTACACAAGCTCTTTTTGTACAAGAGGACGAAGTTCAAGTATTCATAGATTCTGCTTTTGAGAAGTTGGCTTCTAACTTTGGTGTGAGAAGAAGTATCGGCAAACAAGCGACAGGAGAAGTTAGTTTTTTTACAACAAATGCACCCTCCTCTTCTATTTCTATACCCGCAGGTACAGTATTATCTTCTTCTACTACAAATTTCATCACTACACTTTCCGTTGTCCTTAATGTTGACCAGTTAAGTCAGTATTATAACCCCACCACTAAGAAATACTCTATTGTAGTACCTGTTCAAGCAAGAGATGCAGGGGTCAGTGGGAATCTCACATCGGATCAGATAACTAAAGGGTCTCCTTTTGGGCTGAAAGTGACAAACCAAGCTCCTACTTTTGGAGGGACAGATACAGAAACCAATTCAGAATTGGCTTCGAGAGCTATTTCTGTTTTATCTTCAGTGGACATAAGTACGAAAGCAGGACTTGAAAGGGTATCTAGGGAGATCTCTGGTGTAATCAACTCGTTTGTAGTAGACAGTGAAAGCCCTTATATGCAACGAGATGACGAGCTTGGTGGGAAGGTTGACATATGGATTAGAGGTGAGAGTCTCGCTACAGTTTCTGACGTATATGCTCCAAGCTATCAATCCTACTTTGAAAGTAGATTCATCCCTGTTTCTTCGCCAAATGCTTATATCTTCAGAAATATGGAGGCGACAATAGAAACGCCTTTGTCCGAAATGATAAATAGAGGTAGCCTTGGATATGGTTTAAGGAATTTAACAACGAATCAGACATTTGACTTAACGAATGTTGTGATTTTAGATTATCGCACAATACAGTTAGATTCTTCTATTTCTCAACCGACCTATAGTGTAGCTGACAACATTATAGGCGAATGGAGATCTGGGATAACAAATAAAATCATTTTGAAGAGACAGCCTGTAAGAGAAATAAAATCTGTTTCTTATGCAGACGGTACTGCTATTTCAGACTATTCTTTTTATGATAATGAAGACGCTCTGCAACTAGGTCGGTCTTCTGGGTCTTCAAATTATGTGTTAATACCCAATAACACCGAAAGAAATAAGATACTGATTATAGAAGATGAATCTCATACTATTATCGGTTTTTATCCAGAGCGACTGAACAATCTAGGTGTCGATCAGCTTTCTCTTGTAGTGACAGATGTGGCAGGTACAACGATATATAAGAGTCCATTCTTATCTCAAAGTGCAGACTACATTATTTCTAAAGATGAAAACGATAACTGTTATATACAGCGAACTTCAGACAGTGCAATTAAGGATGGGGATATTATCCATATCTCCTATGAGTACTTAGAAAATATCGTTGTAAATTATGACATAAACTTAGTTGTCAATAACACACAGACAGGTGTGGACGGGAATAAGAATATTTTTGCGGATATTGTTGTTAAAGAAGCAATAGGCTGTTCTGTAGACGTGAAAGCTACGGTGGTGTTAGATCGAGGAGTAGATAGTACATTAGTAGATTCCGAAATCCGCTATTCGTTGACCTCTTTTATTAATGAATCTTCTTTAGGCGGGTCGATCCGACATTCAGAAATAGTGACGGTTCTGAACAATGTAGATGGAGTCAACCACATTATATTGCCACTCACACAAATGTCTTTTGCTCAAGACACCTATATTCTCAGAGAAACTATTTCTTTGAGTGCAAGTGGTTTCAATCGTGTTGCTTCTCTTTCAAACTCAAGAGTGAATGTTTATAGCATAGATTCAGAGCTTCTAAATAAAACACAAGATTTAGGTGGGTTAAGAGGTCGAGTTTTCATTGGGAAAGAAGAGATGGGAATCTTAGATACACTAGACAGAAACAACGCTTCTTCTTGGGGGCATAAAGTAGCTACAATTGTAAATGATGTCGGCTTGGGTATAGAAGGTGTAAAAACAAACAATCGCATACTGTTTGCCCTTAATATTGGAGAAAGCCCTTCAGACTATACTTATTATGTAGACTATAATGTCGAGGGTACAATAGAAACGGTGTCTGAGTTGAAGTTGAATGGGTTTTCATTCTTTAAAACAGGCAGCTTGGCTTTCACATATGAAGAGGTGCAATAATGAAGTTTCTCAACGATCTTCGTCAAGGCAAAGATCCTCTAGGGTCTTCTTCTCAGAGTAAGACTAACTTTATAGACTATATCTCAGAGCAAGTCTCTCTCAACTTAGCTAACGCCACAGCTTCTAACTATAATTTTCAGCACTATGGCTCTAATCAAAGAATATTTTTTGAGGCAGTGGCTAAAATCATTGCAGAAGTATTTATAGATATTTCAGATCTCCAAGACGACTCTTCTTTCTCAGACTTAAGACCTGAGTTTATTTATTCAAAACTCCTGTCTTTGATCTTTGAAGATGAGAACATCCCTAATATTTCAGACACCGTAAAATTAAAGAACCTTTGTGAAGAAATAGTACAAAGTCTTCTTTCAGGTTCTACAGAAGAAAGTATTTCCAAAGCTTTAGAGAGTACAAAGGATGGGGATCTGATAGAGCTGAGAAAAATAAGTCAGCATATTATTTCTATTTATTCTTCTACTATCAGATACACAGAAAACCCTACAGACCAGACTACTGTCAAACATAGACACATTGTCTATGCTCAGTCTAAAGGGTTGGGGTCTACTTCTGCTCCAATCGGTAAGAGTTGGGGCGAAGGACTCCACTACCATGAAGTAATAGATGGAGTAGTTCAACCTTATAAGGGACATACACATTCTTTGGAACTTGGTATTTCTTCAAGTTCTCTTGAAGAGCAAGAGAACCTAAGAAAAGTTCTCAAGACAACTAAACCTGCCCATCTAAAAATAGGGGAGATTTCTTCTGTTCTTGAAGAAAATATCTCTAAGCCAAGTGGGACTACTCTTAACTTTAAAAAAGAGGATGGTGTAGTTTCTGAAATAATCCCACAGAATGAAGAGAGTTTTATTTTTTCTTTGGGGAGTTCCCACCAAGAAAACATGAGAAAAGTAAGAGCAGGTACTTGGGAGAACGTACTTCTTTGTTATTATAACAATCAAAAAGTCAGAATATCTCAAGCTCTCGTGTCTGTTTTAGACAGTGTTTCTATTGGAGGAAAACGGAGAACCGTAAAGAGTATAGAAGACGTGACAGCTCCGGATGGCGTGTACGATGTAAACATAGTCAGACATAATAGGATTGGGTCTTATACCATTACAAATGGGTTTATTTCTTTAGATGAAAGAATCGGAAATAACGAGGTTCTTATAATAGAGGGACAAGCTTATTTCTCGGACAAGAGGGCAAAAAATCTTTATTACTTGAGAGCCTCAGAAATCACACTTGATTCTGCTATAGGTGTCCAAGCAGGACTGCAAGAAATAACTTTTTTAGAGTATAGCTGGAAAACACCTCCCTTAAAAAATAGAAATGTTACGGTTACTGTAAGAGAGTCAGGTGGTGCGTTTTATTCAGAGTTGAATGTACCTTTGAGAAGAAGTTTTAAAGGTGTTCCAATACTCAAAGAAAGTATCACCCCACTTAACGGCTTTATTGAGATAGAAGAATACTACCCTTACTATATTTCTGTAGGCGGTGTTTCCAATAAAGTCAGCTTAAAGTTCAAAGATCATGTCGAGTTATATGATAATAAAATAATAGAAATAAGAGTCCCTCTAGGCGAAGATGATCTTGTCAACTTTACGGACTTAAACTCAGAGCAGTTCGTCCTAAACGCTTCGAGAAACACTAGACGCAGTAAAGCAACAGTCCGTCCAAAGAAGCCTGCCACTATAAAATCTAATGTGAAATCTTCTCCCACCATTGGCATTTACCCTACTTCTCCTATTGAGCCAAAAAACACAGACTTGTTTAAATCTGAAGCAACACTACAAGGTACTTTTGGGCTAAACACTTATGGGGGTAATGATCCTTCTAATAATCAAATCCTACTAGAAAAAAACACAAAGTATAACTCTAACACTCACTTCTCGTTGAATAGCTTCAACCCTATTTCTTCTAATGTAAGCGGTGTGCGAGACTATGCTAAAAAAACTATTTCAGTGTATGGGGGCGTAGTTTCTTTTAACTCTTTAGGTTTTAAGCCAGATTTCATTGTGTCTATACAAGACTCAGATTTAAACGAGTATGGTTTTTCTATACGAACTAGGGGTTTGTATATAGAGGACATTGAAGATGGCACTACAGTCAATATCGTATCTATTTCTAGCACCCCCTACACTATGCAGAATTGGTATAAGGGTGCTATTTTCAGTGAAGGTCAAGTAGATTTCTCAGTCCCTTCTCTAAACAGAAAAGGAAATTCTCCAGAAGAACTAATGCAAAATCCACAGGGTAGGGCAATTAGTTCAGACTTCCCCACAGACGAACCTAGACTCGACCTCTATTTAAAACAAAGTAAAGAAAAAGGGATAGAAGCCGAAGAAATCTTCTTTGAAGACGATTTGACAAGAATAGAAATAAAAGGACACCCCTTTATAAGCCCTATCAAAGCAGTCAAACATACAATAGAGAGAGTTAGACCCTCACTCTCTTTAAATCTCACTTCTTCTCTCATAGGAATAAGAAGCATATTAAATAGAAGAGAAGTTTTAGAGAGCACTGGGTTAAGAATAAATTTCCAATCAAAAGAAGAAATAGACCTTTTAGCAAGGTATTTCTATGGTGTTTTCTTAGAAGATAGTGTGGTGATCAATGACGACAACCAAGAAGAGTTACTCCTCGCTTATCAAGATGACTCAGACTTAGAAGTTGAAGTAGTGAACCTAAGCGATGGAGAGGACTTAGAAACCACCTTCTCTATTTCTTTGGGGGATGTGCTTCCTTTAGTTGAAGACGCTACTCTGATTTTAAACGGGAACTTCATTATAGGAGAAGCATTGATAGACACCGTAGGTGTTTCAGATGACCCTCTATTTACTGTATTTCACCTGCTCTCTTCAGAAGAAGTGGACGTTGCAGATGTGGTAGGACTTTCTGACGAAGAAGTAAGTGTAGACTACAGATTTGTGGTTGGTGCAGGAGATGTGCTAGAAGAAGAAATCTTAGCAGGTTTAAATACAGATGATGTAGAAATAAGATTCCCTGTCGTAGGTGTCCAACATATGGAAACTATAGTAGTTTCCGATGAGATGGATGAAACTGATCTTGTTGCTTATAGGTTCAGCCCTATTTCTGAAGAAGAAACCACAGTTATTTCAGACGACGTTCCTACAGCAGAGTTTGCTTTTTCTCCCGTAGTTGCGGGAGAGGCCGGCAATGAGGAAATCGTTTTAGTTTCAGACGAGGGTGTGTCAGCAAACACAATATATAGGATAGATCTTGAACCAGATGCTTTCACTAATGAAGTAGTTGAGCCGACCGATGAATATGTAGAGATTGAACATTCGGTCAGTCTTCTTATTGCCCTAAAAGTTGATAATGATCTCCTAGATAACAGCTTCGACTTCAACATCACATTATATAAAGTAGACCCCCAAAAAGGACCTGACCCGATCTATAAAAAACTTTATTACCCCTCTATTGAAGCGACAGGCCAGTTTTCTGAAGTTGATCAAAAACCCATATTTGACATCCGAAACCCTAGTTGGAGAGACAACATCGGAAATACTTTAAGACTTTCTAGTATTTTAAATGTAGACCAACCTACAGATCAGTTTGTCAATAATGAGGCTTATCACAATTCTGCAACACCGACTAACATAAGACAAAATGTTGTAGACCTTTATGTAGAGGGAGACTCAGATTTTCCTGTTAAGCTAGGAGATCGGTTATTTCTTGAAGTTCAGTCTTTGGGCTATAATGGAGTTGTTTCTCATGAGTCTGAGTACAACATGAAAATGGCTGTCCAAGTAAAATATAGCAATAGTGTAGATCCAAACGAAAAAATGAAAGATTTCCCTCAAAAAAGCTTTTCAAGCAACCCCGATGAGTATGTGTGGTTTGAGTTATTTCCTACAGAAGTGACAAATAACGAACACACTTTTAATCCACACTATATTCAAAATCCTGTGAGAAGTTATGCTACATATTCTTACTATTTCGATGTGGTCGATTTAGGGCTTCAAAATGATAGAGATAATACAAACATAAAAAACCTTCCTATTGTAGGAGAGCGGTTTGTCAATGACCCTCTCTTCCCTATCGTTAAAAAAGGCACACTACCTGCTTACTTAGACAGGTACTCACCTTACCACAACATCCCATCTGGCGGTGTTTTGCCTCTTAGAGCGTATTTGTTTTTAAACTACGAACATACAGAAGATATGTACATTCAGATTAAACCTATACAACCTACATCTGCTAACAGCTTTGATTATTTCAACAATGAGCAGTCTTTGAATGCAATAGAGAGAGATATTGGGGGAAACTTCCCTGCATTTGTTTGGGATCATAATGATGCTGATAAGATAGCACTATCTAGTTCCTTATCTCCTTTTAGCTACACTTCTGCACCTCTATATCTGACATTGAACACTAATGTCCATTATCTTATGTCAGTATCTGACCCCGATAAGATTTCTCTTCATTTAGAAACCTATGTGACTGACTTACCTGCACCCGATGAACCCGACTATACACAACTAAATCCTCCACCTCTTGTTAACTTTAACACTTTAACTTCCAACACTAATCATTTCGTATTCTTTATAAGAAATGATGGTAACATTTACATCAAATAGATTTTTTAATCTTTTATTAACTCACCCTTTCAAAAAGGAGATAGACCATGTTGAAAATCAAAGGCTACGTTAAGTGCGTTCTAAGAAATAAAAACGGAGAGATTGTCCAAATAGAAGAGGGTTCAAACTCTCTTACTGAGATGTCTAACAACATTCTTATGGATTGTCTTGCTCCAATGTCTGGGACAAATGCCTCTCCCTATGTAGCACCCGATAGAGGTGGTTTAGGTGTGCTACTAGGCGACCAACGTACTTACACAGACACTGCCAATTACCCAACAGGGTTTGATTATATAGGCCCCGCTGGTGTAGCAGGTCAGACAGACATTGAACAAAGCAACCACTCAAATATGATCGGTTGGGTAGCGGTAGGTACAAACACAGGTACAGATGGTCAAGGTAATGCACATAATGCTGTCAATACAGACGTTGCAGAGCCTACTTATCTTGTTACTATGGTGGACAGTCAGTTCGCACCTACAACAGCAGGGGATGATTCAGCTACCACAGAAAATGATGCTAAGTATTGTAGGAAGATTGATTCTTTCACTTACCCAGAAGCTAAGAAGATAAAATTCACCACCACTTTTGGCACAGGTGAAGGGAATATAGAGATTTCAGAGATAGCTCTTTGGACAGCAGGAGAGAACATTGATGGGAACGGTTTTGTAGCCAATACGAACACCGCTTCAAGAAACTATCCCCACAGCACAAATAAGATGAGGATGTTTGCTCGCAGAGTCTTAGCAAACACGATTACTAAGACTAATGACGGTACACTAGAAGTTTCTTATACGATTACCTTTGGGACTTAAAATGTAATAGTCTTTATATTCTTTCTTACTGTTGATGATTTATATGTTGGTATTATATCCTAACATATAACCCCGATAAGGAGGACAACATGAAAAATAAAGACTTTATCCCTGCACCCACTACGACTGGACTAGGTTTTGGGTTTAATTTCAGAGAAACAGGTATTTCTGTTCTTGGGGAAGTTAAGGCTACTTTAACCTTTGCTAATGGCGAAAAAGAAACAGTACTTGATAAGAAAAACATATACACTCTAGATGGTGGTGTTTTTGCTTCTATGTTATTTAAAGGAGAAGCAGGTATTTCAGGTCTGAAAGTCTTAGCTGTGGGGAGTGGGGCTAATGGGGATGCTAGTTCTCCAGATATAGCGACAGACCAACAAAGAAGGTTGAACATAGAAGAAGAACGGAAACAGTTTTCTTCTGTAGTATATCGTTCTGCGGATGGCACTGTATCCTCTGTGCCTACTAATGTGATTGATTTTACTACAGTATTCTCAGAAAACGAAGCTAACAGTGGTTTGAATGAGATGGGTCTTATTTCTCCTGTAGACATAAATGTAGGAACACCAAATGACCAAGATCCACAAAATAGAGATGTCGCAAGAGATTTGAGGAACTATGATGTGCTTGCTAATTATCTCACATTTCCTGTGATTAACAAGCCACAAGGTTCTGTTCTCGCAATAACTTGGCGACTTACTTTTTAAGGGGAACATAAATGACTCTTAAACATATAACCTCAGTTTCAAGAAACCTTACGTCTACAGACCGCTCTTGGGAGAGCGTAGTCTTTCAAGACGGGAAATCTGTTTTAGACAGTGAACTTAATCTTAGCCAAGAAATAGCTCGAAAGAACTCAAATTACACAACTTCTTCAGGAGTTGTGTCTGTTTTTCCTAGAGAAACAGTAGAGTTTGACTTCCTTTATTCAGAAATACCAAACGCATTCACTATTAAATCCTTCGTTGCTCATGTAGCAGGAGAAGAAATAGTGGTGTCGGGATCTAATAGTAACAATCCTGCTCTTAATCTTATCACTCTACCTCCTCCGACTGTAGAGGGTTCTCCTCCAGATTCTAAAAGAACAGATTTTGTATTTCTTGAAGTGTGGAAACAACTAGTCACGCCAAGTTCACCTGCGAGTGCCACATTCAGACTAAACTCTAATAATGTCGGAGACATCTATTTAGATGGTACTGCAAATGTTGGAGGTGGGTTTGTGACGCTAGCGGTCGGTCAAGACTATCAAATCGGGAATACAATCCCTGAAACAGCTAGAAATATTAGAGATGCAATAAATGAGCAAAGTACATCCACGACGCTGGGTTTAGCCATAGAAGCCGAAACTAATGGGACAGAATTCATATTCCTTACGATTAATGGTGGTCTAGCTTCAAACAACGTAGTTATTTCTACACATGGAGATATTCTAATAAGGCAACCGAGTGGAGGCACAGACGGAGAAGGTGCTCCTAACGCTACAAAAATATATCCTTATGGAAATACACAAGCTGACCCAAGTCTATTCTTAGATAGTGATTTAATAGACACATTTATTTCAGAAGTGACTACGAAAAGAGTCCAAATACAGTATAGGTTCAGAGTTTTCTCAGTTGATTACAATGGTGAAGGTCAGACACACCCAGATGGAATCAACCCTAAAACACAATATTTCGGCTTTGATAATGTAAACGTAGAAGCCCAAGGAGGTCAAAGTTCTCCACAGGCTGGTTACCATTTTTCTCGTGCAAGTTTTGCAGATGTCGTAAGAGCAGATGGAGAGACAAACTCTTATCCTTTTACCGATTCGGGTTTGTTCTTTTGTGGAGAGGGTACGGAAGCAAGTTCAAATGCTCTCGGTGCTGTAGATGGGTATGTGTATGCAATCCCAATTTGCTATGTCTTTAGACGATCACAAGGAGCTTTTGACCCAGAGCATTATGCAAATAATGCTCTTCTTTCTACTCACGAAGCCACTTCAAATAATGCTTTAGTTACAGATACGATTATTGCTGTGGGTGTAAGTAATTCAGATAGACCCGATGGACAGTTTAGTGATCTTATTTATGCTGAAGATATACTCGATTTGCGAACTACAGTCTTCCCACATGGTTTTGATTATTCTTCAGAGTTAGTGAGACAGTTTCAACTTCTACTCGACAATCAAAACAACACTTGGGCTATAGACTCAAGTGATTTCAGACCTTCTTTTAATGGTAGTGGTGGTATTTCTACTAAACCTCTCGTTTGTGATGAGATTGGTAGGACTCAAGCTCATGGTGGAGTGGGAGATACCACACAAAGAGGAACATTCATTCGTGAGTTTGACCATATCGCTAGAAGGTTTTCTACTGCTCCTGTTTTAGAGAGAGTTATTTTTGAAGTAAAGTTTGATGTCAGTGAAAACTATGATGGGGCTTTAAGTGTTGCTAAAATAGACAATAATAATGCAGGGTGGTATGAGGGAGATATTATTTCTTTAGACATTTCTAAACTAGAAGCGAGTTCAAAATTCAGATATTGGGATGCAAAGTCCAAAGATGGTTTGATGTTTGGACAGTGTGCTCCAACAGGGACCTCTGTTATAGATGTTTTAGAGTGTTGGCATGACGATGGTAATAGTGCTTTAGTTATAGACAGAGGGACTCAACTGAAAAAAGTTTCAGGACTTGGAACTGACAACATAGAAATAGTGTTAGATAGAAATAATACGACAATAGACTTAGCTTCTGCGGGTTCTCAGATTATAGGGAACTTGAATGATGGTGACGTGGGTTCAGATCGGAGTGTTTTCATAACTCTTGTCGTTGAATACCCTGCTAAACAAGGAGCTTCCGCTACAGTATTTGGAGAGAGTTTGGTAGGGTCTTCAGAGATATATCCAACAGGAGCTGTCTTGGAGTATAGTAGAGATCAAAGACAAGTAGATGCTTTTGATCAGCCTCCTGAAGTTTTCTTCAGAGAAGGGACTCGTGAGATAGGTGTAGAGTTAGTTGGGGGACAAATAACGTCAGAGTTTATTTCTGAGGGTTTGAATGGAGTAAGGCTTCCTTGGAGAGTGCATTACACAGGAGACCCCTTTTTCCTCCCGACTGTAATAAGAGTGAGCGACAATTTTAATATCCCTATTGATGTTTCCTTGTCTAAATTTGGTTCAAGTGACACATATTTACATTTCTCGGCAGTATTGCCTGAAACAACTCGTGTAAGTGTCATGTCTTACCCTAGAATGCCCGTCTCTAACTACGGTGCTAGTGGATATCAGATCGCCTGTTATTACAGATCTATTTCTCCTCAGACTTGTGGTTCTAAAGCAACACCTATAAATGCAGAGTCTATAGAGATCCAGCCTATTATTATTTCTGACAAGCTGTGGTCTATTACTAAAGGGGCATCTACCACAGAAGAAGGGTATCCATTCTTAGCTCCCTTTGAGCAACTTGGTCATAGTCCAGATGTGGTTGATTTTTCAGAAATAGACTTACTTGGAAGTACGCTTATTTCTTTAGAAGACTTTGATGTGAATACAGGTCTTTTAAGTCAACATTCTCTAGTTCCTATGGATCAAACAAACAAGATCAGTCTTCGTAATCCGATCCAAGACTCTGGTAAGAGAGTTGTATATCGTACCGTAGATAGTGGCGAATATATGCCAAGCACTTACGCTAAGAAGCTAAGTGAAAATATCAGACATAAGAATGCCACCTGTATGTTGGGTCTAGTTTTAAGTGCAGAGAGCCATTTTAACAAAGGCGAGGTAGTTTTAGTTGTTCTTTCAAGAGTGTCAGAACCTCTCGACACAGGCATTTCTGACCCTTCTCGCTCTAACTTTGTTGCTCTTTTGGATGAAAATGACGACACCGTTGCTTGTGTATATAGAACACAAGGTCGAGTATTAAATAAACTTAGAAAACAAAAATACATTGATGTTCGACCATAAGGAGTGATTCGGTATGCCTAGTAAGAATAATCCGAAGACTATTATCAAAATAGGAGAGGGTAGTTCCGTTTGCCAAGATGGTTCTAAGGGTAATCTCTCTACTCAAGTCCAAATGTCTCAAGACGCATATGATGCGAACCAAATCTCCGCAGAAAATCCCTTTGAGACATATCTCGGAGATGAAGTTCAATCTCATTTAGATGATTTAGCCTCTCAAGTAAAAATAAAACCACCCCGTTTAGGGGAGGGAGAGAAGACATATACTTCAGAGAATACCTCTTACACTATTTCTGGCATCCCTGATTGGGGTGTATTGAAGCAAGCGGATTCTGCACCTTGGGATAGAAATACTACGATAGACTTTGATGGGGTTACAGTAAACTCTACTGACTTCAGAAATAGTGGGTCTGAGACATACCCTTATTTATCTACAAACCCAAAACCCTTTGGGATTCTAGGTGCGGATCTTAGATCGGATGCTGTTTTTAATGTAGATGATGATACGGATCTTTTACTCGGAGGAGGAGATGGGGCTTCTTTTATTTCTTCAATGAGAGTAACTACTGGAGAAGATTTCAGACATACTCGAACCACATATACTAATGCCACAAATACAACCGAGGATGGTTTCACTATTTCTGGTTTCCTATTTCCTGCGGATCGAGGAACTGTCGCTCTTTTACATTGGGCAACAGATGTTCAGTATATCTCTGCAGCCTCTGTAACTGATATTTCAAACAGAGTAATAGGGGCGATTAATTTAGGTGAAGGCAGACTTAAAGAAGAAGAATACTTATCTGTTTTTATAGAAGGCTCAGATCAAAATGTATTTCCGAGTAAGATGGCAGGTCAGTATGACTTGAGAGAAATGCAGAATTTAGCTAAAAGATCAGACTTAGAGGGTGCAAATGGAGTTATTTCTTTATCAGGATATGCTGCGGATAATAATTTAGGGGCTGTTAGACTATTAAAAGACCCTTCTGCTTGTTTCTTTGGGGTAGATAATACAACAGTGGACGCTCGTGGAAATATTCCTGTGCTTTTTGGGGCTTATTCTTATAATTCTGTGACTTCAAATTGGGTTGAAAACGAAACTAATTTCTTAGCGTATCGTTTACCCGCATTGGTGGACTATACTCCAACAGGTTTGAAAACCCCGAATGAGCATCGAGAACGATTTTTCCAAGTTATCCAACCTGCATCTACTTCAACAGATTTCTCTACCGCAGGAAATTATGTTACTTTTGGTGATGATTATTACACATATCAAGTAGCTAGATATCGTCATGTAGTTAAGTATAGTGATATCGGTTTAAATGTAGAAGGAAAAGGATCTTTCGCTTTAGTCCACTTTAAAAATGAATCTGCATTTGAGAAATTAGTTAGGGATGGTATTGCCCCGACTGAAGATGACCTTTGGTCTGTCAATTTCTTAAAACCAAAAGTGGGAGATCACATAGATAACTTGGTGGTAGATGGGGATGCGTATACAGAGTTAGGTATTCCTGTTCTTGGTGCGAAAAATAAAGATTCGATAACTAACCCTATAATTAGACCTAATGTTTTTGTGAGAAATAGAGATGTAGATGAAAGTGTTAATAGTGCCACAGTTGGAGAGTTCAGCCATGAAACATTCCAAAACAGCACAGAAACTGCATTTGATCCTACACAGGGGTATTATACCTCTATCTCAGGGTGTAAATATTTATTACCCACTAGAGATAAAAAAGATAAGTCCTCTACTCTCCTCAATTCTGCGGAAACACACCACAAGATTCTTAATAAAGTCTCATTACTCTCTCTCACAAATGGGGATTTAGATGCAACTATTCCAAGATATTTCTCTAAAGATACAACAGTAACTAAGAAATACAATGAGCCTTTTAACCCTTTCTTCTTTAACCTTTCCTCTTACACCGCAGAGGATGAAGTCCAAGTAGAAATATTTGTAGGGGATGATAGTACACATAAAGATCTTACTCCAACCACGCAATCTGTAAGTTTTGGGTGGTCAGACATAAGAAATGATACGACAACAGGGGTTGTGCCTGCTAACTTTTCTTACTTTGTGTTTTATTTTGTACCTAAAGGGGATATAGGGTTATGTACTTTTACTACAAGTGGAAATACTTGTCTAATAGCGAAAGATCCTCTTTTTCATCACGATGGTTTAGCTATTTCTCACACAAGAAAACCGACATACACAATAAACACCCAAAATGATGGACACAGAACTCAGAATTTGATGTACCACTCAGCCCGTCTTATTTCTTTAGTCGAAAATGTAGTTTCTTCTTCTGTATTTCTCCACTGCAAATATGGAGCAACCGACAGAAATGATGATCAAGCATTTGCTGTCTTTAGATATGACCAAGAAGGCTTCAGAGTTTATCAAACCCTGACTTTATCCGCAGGTACAGGACTTGAGTTATGTTCTACTATTGCGAAGGTTGGGGTCGGCAATTTCCCCGACTACCCAATATATCGACCTTTAAATGAATCTGTACATAATCCCAACATAGAGGGTAGCCACGATGCCACTTTATTATTAGTCCCTAACGAACAATATTTCATAGAAGCTCAACCTGATTTTGCAAATTCAGATATATATTTAGCGTTTGTAGGGAGTGGGGATTATACCGATACTGCCTCATACGATGCACATTTAGTGACCTCGTTTGGTGTTAACACCTATCAAACTTCAGTTGATTTTAGTAATAGGGTTGCGGGTTATGGTTTAAGTGAGACTAATATTAAGAGTAGTGGGGTAACAGAGTACCCGATACCTGTCGGCAATCAGTTAGATCATTATCCTTGGAAAGTAGCACTTATGCATCGTGGTTATGATCTACATGAAGCTCCAAGAGTAAATGGATCAGAGTTACCTACATATGGGAATTTCCTTCAATACCCAAGTGGGATTATAGGGGTTTTAGGGAGTGGTGGGTATAAGAAAGCCACAGGAGGGCTGAATGTATTTCATGGTTCAGCGGTACAAAATCAAATACCTTTAAGCTCCCTCTTTACTTCTAAAAAAGACACTCAAGAAAGATTTCTAGATGAGTCTTATAGAATTAATGTGACCTTTAAATCTATGACAGGAGAAGAGAACTTAATGGGAGATGGTCTGCCTTTAGGTTCTAGTGCAAATCTTATTTCTGTAAGAGATGATGGGGCTTATGGCGTAAACAATCATGGAGAAGCAGGGTATCTTAGAGAGGGGCATCATTGGGAATGGTGTCAAGAGCTTAATCTTACAGTATATACTGATGGGAATGGAGATGATTATTATAAATCAGGAGAGGCTCAAGTCCGAGGACTGCCGAGTTTTTCAGATATGGTTTTAAGTGGGGCATCTTATGGAAATCCAAGAAGAGGTTTATTAGTTAGACCTCAAACAGACTACAACGGGACATCTTATTTCCCTAACAACTCCTACGATGCTTCTTGGAAGTTAGATCTAGCCACAATCCCACAGTCTTATTCTCATCAAGCAGATTACACTGCGGATTTAGCGACTAAAATTACAGGAAGAACCTTCTCATATAGCAGAGCTTTTGACGTGGATTTCTCTAGAAGCGGAACAAAAGAAAACATGGTAGGTACTTCTCGTTTTAAGTTAAGAATTTTGGGCTTAGATATTTCTGATTTCTCACACTCTACTTCTGATCGTGGTATAATTATTTCTGCAAAGATCCCCGGACTTACTACATGGTTAGATGTGGGTCGTCCTAATGGTAGTGGTGTGAGCAAACAGCATATTTCTTTGGATGGTGCGGGTTGTCTTATTTCTTATCAAGAGGGTGTTCTTATTAAAGAGGGTTTGATATGTGTGGATCTTCTATTGGAGATGGGGAATCTTGCCACTTTCATCAAAAACAGTTCAGATGAATGTCCTGTTTTAGTGAAAGTAGATTTCCTTGATAATGCAAAAGCGTTGGATTTAGATTTTGGGGAATCTGGGGATACGAAGATACCTTTAAGGGAAAGAAAAGGTCTTGTAGGTTTAGAAATACTAAGAATGTCAAATGGTCTAAACATAGATGAAGATGTGGTAGTGTAGACATAACTTTGATTGTTCTTTGATATTTCTGAGCTATCACATTGTTGATGTAAAATATGAAAAGCGAGGTTCTAAATATGGCTTCTGATTTTGATCGTTTGAATAAAGCTTCTCAAAACATACAGGCTACTAACAATTCTGAGTCAGAACACTACTCAAGAAATAGGACAGTACGCTCTGAAGAGATAAAAACAGGATTGTCTCGCTTTGAGGGTTCATGGGCTAGTGAGTTTTCTCTTGGAGGTGGGCGTAAATATGATACAACTCCAATACCAACTTTAAAAACAGGGTTGGGGTTGCATGGGTTTGGGGATATTGATTTTATCCCGTATGTAGAAAACACAAATAGAATAGGTTTAGAGGGAGAAGCCACACTAGGCTCTCCTATTTCTTTTGAAGTATTAGGACCTACTCTGAAGTCCAATCAAGTAGATTGGACTTGGAGTATTACCAAGTATAATGATGGAGAATACTTAGAAATAGAAAATCTTTCTAGTGGCACTATGAAAGAAATGTATGGCTTCACAGACGATGGGGAGCTTACTCTCCCATATACAGATGTGATAGATAATGGTGGTCTTTATGTTGTTTTCAGATATATTGGACATAGCATATCGACTGTAAACTCAAAAGACCCACAAAGAGTCCCTTACCATATATTTAAAGTGCATGGTATAAACCAAAATACGATTAAGATCTCTGCTGAAACTCCTATTTCTGAAGTGTTTGACTACTCTGTGGATAACACGCTTAAAGGTGTGATGTTCATACGAAAATCCGCTTCTCGTATGTTGTCTGTACCTTCTAGTGGTGGTAAATCTTACTTTGTCATGCCACCTGAGAAATCCTTGTCTCTCGACATTGAACCCCCTCTTGCAAAATGGTTAGACGGCTCGTTCCATGACAGTGGTTTATTGGGATCTATTTCAACATACGGAAATAGATCTAAACTTCCTGTATTAAGCCCCCTTCAGTTTGGTGGTTTGGAAGTTTTGACTGGATCTTTGTCTAATACACCTAACCCTAGTGAGCCATCTACTTTCACTCTTAATGTGCAGTTAGAAGATACAGATGGCTTCTCTGTAAGATATAGTAATGTGCCACAAGGGAAGACAGTAGGAGAACACACTAGTACTTTTGAAAGTATTTCTTGGGTTGGGAAGATTATTAAAATAGTTGAAGTCGAAAGTACAGAAAAGGTTTTGGGCTTTTTTGAGGTAATCAATTCAACTCAAGTGACGGGTAAGAACTTAACACTTCGAGGAATCACGAAACAACACCACACTAGTGGAATCGTTTCTTGGGATGTTTCTCAAACCTTAGACTCCCCTGGCCCTCTTGTGAAGTTCACAGTTCATGAGAGTATTTCAGACTTATTTGCGAAGAGTAACCCACAACCCCACGAAATAGACGCTACTAGAATCAAGTCTCTTATTTCTCCCTTGCTCTCAGAAGGTTCTTCTTCAGAAAAAGCCACTATGATGAGGGCAAGCGATTGCTCTTGGGATGGGAAGGTTATTTCCAACCTTCTCGATTTGGGCTTCAAAGCAGTTGTTTACCCTGCAAAAGAATTGAATAGTAATCTTGTCGCAGATTTCGAGAACCCAATAGACCCTAACTTATATGAGTTAGACTATGAAGGAGCTACTCTCTATTTCCATAGTGAGTATACACAAGAGCTTTCTATTCTTAATCACAATCAAAACCCTACAGGGAATCCTGTATTGTTTATTTCTTGTGTACCTTTAGCTCAAAACGCTTCTTTTGGAAACAGATTTACAGCCAAAGAAGAAGAAGTTGTTAAAGGTGCTTTTAGAACTCCAAAGATAAAAAACATCTTAAGTGCAGATGCTCTCACATTTGGAGAGGCTTTATATTCATTAAGCTCTTTCCCAGACACACTTTACATCCCAGGCGTTTCTATTTCAGAAATACCGATGACAGGTGCTCTTGAGTTTTGGAAGCATGAACAAGTGGGCATGGACTCCGTAGAGTATGTCCAAGTCAGATACAAACTAGTTGAAACACATCTAGAAGGTGTGAAGCTACACGTTTATGATGTTGATGACCTTGGATTGATGGGGGTTGCTAACTTCGATAAGATCCTTACCGAAGGTCATGTTGAGTTTGTTAGAAATAGTAGTCTCAATTTCAGAGAATCTATTTATGCGGGTTTAAGTCTCAGATCAGAAGAAATAACTTTTAACAAAGGTCTTATTTCTTTAGATGAGAGAGGAAACCAAGTATTAAAGATCAGTGGACTAGAGACAGGAGAGTCTTCTGTTGTCTACGATAGTTCAGATAAAGAATGGAGCGTAGGTGGAGACTATAATGTAAGTCTTTCTGTGAAGAGAGGGGATCTTGTAGCCTCCAACGTGCTTGAGTTTTCAAACACCGACTTAACTATCACACCTTATAGCTCTTCCGTTAAAGTTAATATTACAGATTCAGATGAAATAAGATTTGAAGCGACTTCAGATCAGAATTATCTCCATGAAGATCTTAGTGGGTATTATCTAAATACAGAAGCTGTCACTATTTCTACGAAACAAAACCCTACTTTAACCGCAGGGGAGCGTGTTGTATTTGGTTTAGATTTCGTTGCAGACTGCCACAATCCTTTTGCTACTTCATGGTATCTCAGAGTAAGCACAGGGTCTACAGACGCTGAAGATGTGGTAGATGAACTTAAACTTTCTGTCCCACAAGAAGCTCGATATACTGACGCACTAATGGATGGTGTAGTAGGCACTCTAACAGGTAGAAATGCCTGTGTATATCCTGCATATGCTTACATAGAAACAGCTCCTGTAACAGCTCTTGAGAGCGTGTTAAATGCCGAATTTGGAGTCGAAATACTACCTGCTTCAAGATATTTACTCTCTTTAGAAAGTACAGAAGCAGGTCAAGAAGATAAGTGGGTCAGCCTAGTAGTCAACAACGAGCAGATCACCTTTAAGATTTCTACATATCCCTCTGTAGAGCAGATGGTTAAAGACATTGCAAGTCAACTCAATAAGGATCTCTACTTCGGACACTCCGCACGACTTTTAGATCGTGCTGGTTTTTATGACGCTTGCTTTCAAGATTATGATTTTTTAAGTGGTGCAAAAACTCCCAATGCTAACCTTCAAGAAGATATAACCTCAATGGAAGCAGCAGGACATGCTGTAGGTGGAGAGCGTCAAATTCTTTGGGTTACATCTCACGATGTGAGACACCCTAGATATCCTTTTGATGTCAATGATGCAGATACACATAGATTAGCGTTAATTTGTACAGGGCGTGGCTGTAATAATAAAGTCTTAGACTCAAACACATTATTTCTGTCTACTAAAGCAAGCCTACAAGAAAATAGACTCATAAACATCATCGCTTCTCTTGGAGAAATAGATGGCTCGTTTATGACCTACCTTTTCAATGGGGAAGATGTAAAAACTCGATACTTTAACCGTATGGGTTATTTCCACACAGGGTCAGCTTTAGCAGACAATACCACTCAGATAGGTAACCCTACAGTTTTAGGTCAAGAAGGAAACCTTGAGCTAGGATTTCCAAAAGAAGGGCTTTTGCCTTTAGGTAGACTCTTAGGTGAATCTTTTAGAATAGAACAACAACTATTAGAAGGAAATAGTACGGCTAATTTTGTTACTAGTTTTGTTGAAGATCCTACAGGCAGATCCGCTTTTTATCCGATAAGAAGTAACTTAACAAGGTCTTTCCATTTTGGAGTAGACTCTCATGTTTCTTCTGCGGAAAGTTCAGATTTTGATGTTCAAAACAGTTGGTTAGACAACCAAAACTTCTCCTTTGATAACAGCTCTTTGACGACTCCGGACTTTAGAAACTTTGCTTGGGTTTCTAAAGATACTCTTGGGTTATTAAAAACCAACAGTGGAGCTGTGACAACAGAGGGTGGTTATGTAGAAATCCACGCTTCTTTCTCTGCCACACCAAAAGAAAGAGAATATTTCCATAGCACTTACTTAGGAAATAACTTTGGTGGCGAAGATTACATAGCAAAAATAGATTCGTCTAAGTTCATCCTTCCTCTAATAGATAAGAGTGTTCTTCAAAAAGGAGATGCGTTCTACTTAAGAAATAGTGCTAACCAACAGGCTAAAGCCACCATATTTAGTATTATTAATCAAAATCAGAATCACGAGAACACACCACTCTCTCTCAGAGTGTTGGTGCAATCTGTAGGAGGACAATACGGAGGTTATAGTCAAATAAGCTCTTTCATGCCTACGGTTTCTTCTATCACAGACGACACTTTTAGACCTGTATATTCTCCTATCTCGTACACCTATGCTTCTCTTGTAGTTGGAAATAACATACTATGGAACGAAGGGAATATTAAAAGCCTTCTCACCACTCAAGCAGTTGCCGAGTTTAACAACAGTAACAGCAATCTCAGAGAAACCTCTGCAATAGACGGAGGCTATGGGACTTTTGGTTCTCAGTCTGCAACTCTTATTTCAGGCGGTAGAATCGGATTGTTTACAGGACTTCCACTTTCCCAAGCAGGTATTTCTTTTGCTTCTATTGTTGGGGGTGTGACTTGGGGTCAGAAGCTTGAATTTGATCATACATATACAGACTATGAGAAGAACAACTACAGAGTTTTTGAGACTTTTGTAGATCATGGGGTATTTCCTTTTGTCAGCTTACCTTCTGGTTCTAGCTCAGACAATGCAGGAACAATAGGAAATCTTTCTAGCGATTCGTCAAAGAAATCCAATTATAAAGGTACTGTTTTCGGGGGTTCTTCAGGCTTGAGGGTCTCAGGCGATATTCAACTCTACGTCAAAAACATTCGTGTTCTCGGAACAGACAAATACACAGCTTTTGTTGTACACTCTGATAACGCACCTGCTACTGCAACAGACTATTTAATTGGAGGTGTGGCTTCTTCAGAGAATCGCTCTGATTATTGGAAAGACTGGGAACCCTCCACTACAGGAGGTGTGGGCTATTTTCCACAATCAGCACGAAGAAATTCAGAGTATTCACTACAACGAGGAGCGGGGGCTCATATGCCTTCGGGAGTTGGGTTGTTTGGTTTCAACAACACTTATAATAGTGCAACGGAAACTAATGCTACCATCAAGAGAACTGCTACTATTTCTTTAGGTTTGACGATTGCTGACTTAAAAGGTATTTCTGCAAGTCTTGGTCAAAACTTAGTAGACCAACAAATAGACGAAGGTAAGCTTAATCCTTTTGTTGGAGAAAGTAACACTCGAACTTTATCGGAAACAGGCGAGACTTTATTTGAGATGGGGCAGTTTGCCACCTCTGATATTTCAAGCATGGCGTTACCTGCACTTAGAGGTTGCTTCTTATATTTAGAAAGTCAAAACCAAGATAAAACGGATGGCTATTTTAAGATTATAGACGTTCCTGTTGTAGCTCCAATAGATGCTTCATCACAAGAGTCGAAGTTTGGTAGTGAAAACACCTTACATGGGTATATTTCTAACTATAACTCAAAAGTTAGAAATAGCTTATCCTCCATAGTAGCTAATATTACGGTGAGAGTGGAGTCCAATAGGTATTTCTCAGAAATACCTAACAATAGTGCAAACAACAGACTCGTTAAGCCAGAGCAACTTTCTCCACCTCAAGAGAAACTTAGAAATGGATTGGATTCATACAAGTGGAGAATCGTACATAAAGAGTCTCGACAAGGGATGTACTTTCAGCACGTCTATGTTTTTGATGTAGAAAATAGTGGAGGTTCACCCTCCTCTTCTTCTTCAGATTTACAAGGTGTAGAGATTAACCCTAGAGCTTTAGGGAAGCGTTCTTTACCCGCAGAGATTGTTCCTCTTGCTACTTACAACACACCTTCAGATACACCCTCTGATTTAAAGTTCAATGACGAGCACCTTTCGGATCAATATAGTAATATCAGACTATTAGGTGTCCACAGAAATATGGACAGAAGAGGAAAAACTTCTTCTTTAGCTTTTGTTACCGTAAGTTCAGATAGTGCTAATGAACTCTATACACTAGATAATGCAGGTCAGGATCTGAGGACAACTGAAGCCGTACCTAATCTTGTTGAAACTTTAGGAAGCACACCTTCTCGTCTTGTTGTTTATTCCTCAGAAAGATCAGATCGACTTGATGAGTCTTATTCTTTAACCACGAAAAGGAGATTTGAGAACGGTGAGTCCGGTTTTGTATCTCTTGGGTATCCTGAGAGAATGGGCTTAGGTGTTGTTCTCGACGGTGGTTTGGGTGTTGTTAGTGGAAATGCTATTCGAGTCCACCCTCAAAAAGGAAGTACAGATTCTCTTGGAGCACTAGTCCTTTATTCTTTCCCTTATGTAGATCCTAGAGATGAAGTGAGAGATGGGAATCCTGTAAGCCTACCTTCTCGTTTCAATCGCACTGAGTTCTATGGGGATGTTATTGTTGCAGGATTTAACTCAGACTTAGTAATTGAAGACGCACGTTCTGCGGAGGGTTCTTTCGCCAGAATAAATGAGAATGAGGCTTCTGCTTCTACTGTTAAAAACTTCCAATCTCAAGTGATGAGATATGCAAGTATTTCTAATCAGACTAGAATATCACATGCAAATACGTTGTCTTATTTGCAGTCAGACCACTTTAAAGACTATGTAGATTTCTTTTTAGATACTGACATTGAAAATAACTTCTTTAAGAAATTTATAGGCCCCTCCGACTACTATTATTTAGAGTCAAACTTCTTCCGAAATATACCAGCCCCTCCTCTACCAAACGACACTTTGTTTCCTTGGACAAATGCGGGGATTAGGGTAAAGAGCGGAGGAGGCTTAGTATATGAGAGAGCTTTCAGACCACAAGACGCTACAGGCTCAGACTTAGTAGTTTCACATAGCAAAGGTGTCAAATCAGATCGTGGTATTAAAGGTCTTGAAATCCCTGCGTTTGGTGAATGTTTATTATTACCTAAAGGCCCTGCAACTCTTGGAGGTCGTGTTCTTGATAAGAACGATGGTTCAGGTGCAAAAATTAGAATAGGAAATACACCTACAGACTTACCATTATATGAGTTCTATAATGGCCCTACTCGTTTGAACTATGGTGGAACACACGCTATTTCTATAGGAAATGTTCTACAAGAGCATGGGGTCTATGGGAGACCTGAGTTTAAGACTGCGGAAGAGGAAAAGCAGCTCTTATTTGCACCTAAAGGCAATCAGTCTGAGTTAAATCCAATCGAATATGATCCCGGATCTCTTTCTCAAGCTTATCACCACTCAATATCAAATGCTTCTGATGTTTGGGGCGGTAAATCTGAGCTTATTAGTCCTCGTAGTGTAGAGCTATATGGTTACTTAGCTCTATTATCCACAACGGGGACTAATTTTGATATGTCCAACGCCCCCTCTGGGAGGCCATATTTCTATGACACCTATTTCTCTCTATTTTATGTGTGGCGAGGAAAAGTACATTACATAGAGTTGACGCTTTTAAATGATGACCCGAACAGTAATGCTTTCTTCCTTGAGCGTAGAAATAATGACAATAGACCCTCTTACCAATATGGGAATGTTAATCAAACTGTACAAGCACCGTATGTTGGAGACACAGCATATGGGACACATGTAGCAGATGAGACAAAAACAGTAGTTCCACAGTTTTCTTTCTACTTACCCGAAGGTGTTCAGAATGTCTTTATAGAAGCAAAAGGATATAACACATCAGGAAACCAACATAATAATGATACTGCTCATGGGGTCTTACTACATGCTAGTCCTACATTAACGATCACTCTTCCTCCTGTAGCAGACTCCGAAGTTCTTGTGTCTGGAGACACCCTCGCTGACGACTCTTTTGTCTATGGAAGTCCAAATAACTATAATGACATCACTTTAGCTACGGATATAGAATATAGATTCTTAGACTACTCTGGTAGGTATTTGGATGCAGTCGCTTGGGGAGCACCTACTCCTATCGGGGGTGCGAACGATGAACTTATACATTCAATCAAGATTAGCACTAACCTAAATGCTCCAATATACAGAGATAAAGTTGGACTTTATTTTAGTTATCAAAGAATCCATGAGACTTTTACAGAAGTGAACGCTAGAGCGAATCAAATAAATTTTGATACCTCATTTTCAGACAATAACGACTTTCTGGCTAGAACCCTTGAGCTGGATGATGCTGATATAAATAAAGAGTATTATGATGAAGGTGCTGAGAGACTCACATCAAATATGCAAATAAGATTACTCGATGGTATGGTCTTAGAAGATGTAACCACAGGTACTTTTTACACTGTTGGAGAAGTAGGTAGATATCGAGGTTGGCACTCTCACATGAAGCCTACATCACAAGTAGGTGATTATGTTCATTATGAACATGGTATGCACAGCCTTGATTATCAGAATAAGATAGACGAGATGGACAGCATCTTAGGAAGTCCTCTTATCCGAAATGCAAACTTCGGGTCTATTATTTCTTCCAATGGTCATTCTTCCCCAGAAATAATTACAGATATACCTAGTCACTTCAACTATGAAAACCCTTTGTATGGGTATTTAAATGAAGATAATTATCCTTTGGAACACAAAAAGAATGGTCTTGGCGACATTGTAGATGGTGGTTTTGTTCGTAGACCTTTAGTAGGTCATAAGTTCAGAATTGTACCAAATGTCGAGTTTGTTCCTGTACTCGGATATCGCTCAGTTAGAGGTGGTATTTCTGTACCTTACGACAAGAGCACAAGTTATACCACTTATATCAATGATGCAGACGCTGTGCTTTATGACGCTGATTATTCTTTCTTAAGAAATGATATCGGGAAGAAGATCTATCTTTGTGGAACATATGAATATGCTTATGTAGGTTGGTGGGTAATTACTGATGTAGTCTCAGACTATGAGGTCAATCCTACAGAAGCCATTACAGCAAGTCTGTTTGACGTAGCTGTAGTGAGAAAGATCAAGAGATCTGGAGAGTTCTTAAGTAACACCGCAAAACAAAACAATATGATCTTACCTATGCGTCCTCACAACCCTGTGCTTGAGGCTACTTTAGACGCTAACTCAAATGGTAAGAATGTGCTGAATGGAACATCGTCTGACAAGAACATAGACTCTCATTATATAGATCCTTTTTTCCCTGAAACCTTGACCAACAGTTTTGCTAAGAGTGTTTATTTTGGAGAAGATGCAAATAGTCAAGTAAACAATAGTGAACATATTTCTAATGTTTGGCTAAGTCTCCAATACTTAGACGATAGCGGTAACTTAAAGTGGATTGGCATTAGCCTTAGTGCTTCAGATTTAGTCACTGTCAATGGACTTGTTAAAACCAATGGCTCTTTCGCCCTTCAAAGCACTTTAGACCAATTAGTAATGTTTAATGGTGTAAATATTGGGAAGTTCTTCAAAGATATTGGTCTTTCTGCTTGGGCTAACTATGGTAACGCACCCTTTATTTCTTGGGATCTCAAGACAAGTTATAATGATGGGTTCTCTAAATATAGTATCCCAGGGTTCTTAGGCTACACCCCCACTTCTAACAGTGCTTCGATTTGTGGTATTTCTTGTAGAATAGACTCTAACTCTTTGACCCAAGAACAAAGAAATACTCTTCTAGGAAGAGGGACATTCTTAAATGTAGACCTTCTTTTCAATTCACAAACTTTTTTCCATATTGGAACTAACTTTTCCTCTGCTTTAATGAGTACTTTGGAGAACATAGATACACAAGCATCCAATGATGGCAATTTCAATAACTTTAAAGGTTTTTACTATCGAAAAGGTGTGAATACAAATCTATGTATTTCCCACTTAGATAAGAATAGCTATTACCCTAATGCTTATGTTGGGCCTACAGCAAGCTATTTGGACTCTGACAGCAATTTGGGTAATGGTTTCACAAATGAGAAATCTCTTGGTGGTAGCACCCGAACCTCTGGGTCTGCAACGGGGGGTGTACGTTGGGTATTCTCAGCTCCTCTTTTAGAAGAAAACGTAGGGTCTTATTTACACCTCACCAAACAAAGACCTTATCGTTTTGGAGTTCCTACTTACTCTCAGAAAGTTGCTTTAGAGGCACACAAAAATAGAAGCACAGGTAATACAGACACCACGCTTGTCAATCCTTTTGGGTGGACTTCGGGTTATCAAAACCTAAACGACATCACAAATGGTGAGGAGTTAGATTTAGCTACAGACATCTTCAGAATAAACAGATGTCCAACTACAGGAGATATTCTTGTAGGTGGGGACTGCGAATCTTATGCTGTTGAAGATATTCTTTGTAGAAGTCAAAAAGGATTTACAAAGAAAGGCGTAGAAATATCTTACTCTCCTCTTTCAGTAGGTGGGAACTGGCCTGACTCAGCTACAGGAATACTGCCAACTACAGGAAGTCTCAACTATCCGATCATGTACGCTCTGCAACCTATTGCGAGAGAAAGAATAGTTACAGTCAATCCTAGTAGTGCCAACTCTTCTATAGTTTTAGCTAGAGGGCAACATGGTACTGCTCCTATGGTTATCCCTGCAAACCCTCTAGCTTTAGAGACTACAGGTGCAATTGTCGGAAATAATGCTGACGCTACTGCTTCTTCATTCTTAATAGATGAGTCAACGTATGGGAAAGACTACCATTGGGGTGAGAAGATTCTCATGGATGTTTCTCGACCTTGGTTGCTATTCGGTAGAGACAACGCCATTCAGACGCATGATCTTTATTTTATAACCCCTGCCGAAGCGGCCGGTGCTTCTGGAAACCCACAAGACCTGCCTGAAAGCATCATAACACAAGCAGGCTCAGAGAGTTCTATACTCTATCAATCAGAAAGTGGAAACGCTGAGTCTTCTTCTCAAGAAATATACACAAAAAATTCATACTTCACACAGAATGCTGTGTATGCTTGGACACCTAGCGGAGAATGGTGGCAAATACAAACCCCCCTTTATTCTTATGGTGAATCTGACACTAATTCTTCTACTAGAAAAACACCAATTTCTCCCACTACACCACCTCCTACTTTAAGAATAGATTTGACTGAAGCATTTACTCAATCTATTTCAGCAGGTAGTGGGTTAAACACGCCCTTTGTAGGTAAATCTCCAAGAGGTTCGAGATTAAATAGGATTTGGGTTAACTTTGGTGTAGATGGAGATCATTCCGCACTTCCGGGATCTCCTTTCAATGTAGACCATGAAGAATACTATGAAGATCTTGGAGCTACAGACTTAAGAGATTCTATCTTAGGAGATACTACTCTTAAAACTTCCATCAAAACTATGAGAGATACTAGTAGTGTCTTTAGAACCTTAGATGGAAAAAACACAAACAGATCCATCACTTTCAATCTTGTTGTAGAAATACCTGGATCTACAGGCTCTTCTCAAGAGGACCTTGATATCGGTTATGTCTCAGAGTTTGACGCACTAAGATACAACCAAGATTGGTCAAAATTTGCGGGTGAAGACTATGGGTTTAGTAGCATAGGAGGGTCAAATGGTTCTTCGTTTGGAGGCAGACTTCCAACGGGTGCATATAGCCACTCTAATAACTCTGAAAACAAACGTGCTATTTATGAGGGTTTAGCAAAACCTACAAACCAATCTCAGTATTTCGGTGGGACTGTCGTTGTACCTTTGTATATAAACAGAGAAGCAGGCGACATGATGCCAAATGTGATGGAGAGATTTGTCACAGTAGGCCCTGCGAGATATAGAGAGACAACGACCAATCTCTTCGCTCAACTTGGAGATAAATATAAATATGTTTCAGATTGGTCTATTGGTAATTGGCATTCTGGTCTTGGGGCGACACCACTCAGTAACTCTCATTTGTTTGACAAGAATGTTTCTTATCTTGGAGACGCTTTATTTCCGTATACGAGTTCAAGATTAGAGATGGAAACAAACGCTATAACGCCTGTAGTTTGGGGTTCTCAGAATTTCTATTCAAGCAAGAGTACATATAACGCATCGCCACAGACTGTAAACGGTATTTTGGAGGTGAATAATAAATCAGGAAAAGCACTAAGTTCTTTCTCTTTGATGGCTTTCGATGACATACGATCCGCAGGTGTTCTTGCCTCTTCTATGCCACGATCTTCAAGAGTCGGTGGAGGTGTGAACTCTTCATTTACTTCGGGGATATACCCAGACACTCGACTTTTCGATCCGTTTGGTGCTTTTATAGAATCTCCTCTAGCCCTCCACAGCCCCGCCACGACAGGTATTACAATCGCACATGGAGGAGCAAGTTTAGGGTCTAGTAAAAACGATTCTTATGCATTCGCAGGAGACGAAGTTCGCAGTCCACAATCTACATCTTCTTCGCACAACTCCTTTACTGTGGCTCTAACTCCTGTAGGGGATGGTTTCACTGCTTCTTTCGGAGCAATCACAATGCCTTCTATTTCTGGGGGAGCAAATGTCGCTACTTCTAGTTTATACAATGACATTGCTAGCACAAACCATTGGGATTTCGCTAGATATGGGAGGATTTTAGAGAATTCAAAAGGAACTGACCCTAAAGATAGAAGATTTAAGGTTGGCAACTGGCTCGATAAAATCATGCAAGCATACGGTATTCCTGCACAAAGTGGGTCTATGCTTCCTACAGGAGCGAGAGTATTCTTAGAGGTAACTACACCTTGGGCTCTGAAAAACACTCAATCTAACAACGGGACTTGGATTTCTTCGGTAAAGTGTTCGTTTGAAGTAGAAACCGCAGATGGTACTGCTTGGACTCAAGATGTTAATACTTTAGGAGAAGATTAATGATAATTTTTACAAGGTCTGACAATAAGCCGGTGCAGACTACAAGACATTTAAGTGAAAACATCGACATGAATGGTAAGTATGTTGTAGATTTCCCCGACTGTTTAAAAATAGATCGGCTTGACGGTACGCCTATAGACATAGTCTCAAGAGAAATAGAGCCACAATTCTTAAAGCAATATCCTTCATATGATCATGTTGTTTATAACCCGATCATTGATAACTACGATTTCTTGGATGATACTCAGAACTTCCCATTTTCTACAGGTCAAACTGCTTCAAGATATAAGATAGGTGAGACACCAAACACTTTCGCAGTCTTACCTGTCAATACGAGTACGAGCTGGAAAGGTGTAGCAGTAACTCAGACTATTGATATTTCTGCTATTACTACCGATGGTTTGGGTCGTGAAACTTTCCTCTTGTATTGGCGAGCGGTCAAAAAAACCATTTCACACGACCAATCCCCCATCACTCTACTGAATAGAGAAAATTCACCTTCTCGTCTTAAATATGTAGAAGCAGAAGAAGATTCTCAATACTCAGTTTATATTTCTAATAATGATGGTAACACATACGAACTTGCAAAAAGACTTACCCCTGTGAGTTTTGAAGAAAGATCAGAAAATGTGAGGATCGCTTTCGTGAATCACTCTTCTGAAGACATCTTCTTCCTCTCGTATGCCCTTATGTTTTAAGGAGAATATTAAAAATGGCTGAGAACTACGGAAATGACGTATCTAATGTGTTAGAGACTCTTAAATATAACTTCTCTAACGTAGTATGGCAGGCGGGAAAACCCCCGCTTGACAGTGAACTAAACTTAGTTGGGCAAGTGAACTGGGAGAATTTAGCGGAACAGTTAAGAAATACTACCCATAGTGGCTTTCTTTTAGATCCATTGAGGGCAGAAAAAGACTACTTTTTCTATGAGGAATCTTCTAACTATTTTGAAATAAATAGAGGTTTGGATAATCCTCTTGTTGCACTAGTAAATGGTTGGGTAGTTCCTGTGATAGGGTGTAACTCAGATGATGGTGTTAAAAATGTTATCACACTACCACCACCACCCTTAACGGAAGCGAGAACAGATATAGTATTTCTTGAAGTTTGGAGAGCCGTTGTTTCTCCAAACAATGCTGTCAATAAGCCTCAGAATAATGCGATATATCCTTATGGGAACGTGCAATACACACAGGATTCTTTACCCGACGAGATGGTAGACGCAAATGTTGGTTTTGAAACTACAAAGCGAGTGCAAGTACAATATAGACTCAGAGTTACGGAAGGAAATAACACTATTGAAGAGTACCTTGAGGGTTTAGGGTCTTTAGACCTGTATGCACAAGGTACTGCCAATCTCCCTGTATTAAATTATACTTTCACTAACATGGGTGAAGAACTCGGTGATGTAGGTCTGTGGAGAGCGGGTTCTGGAGACGATCAGAGTAAAAACGATCTCGGTTGTGTTGACGGCTATGTATATACAATTCCTGTCTGTGCTGTGTTTAGAAGAAACGGTGGTGGCTATACTGCTGTGGAGCTGAACCAACAGCATCCAAGCCACAATGGTTCTGTAACAAGAACCCCAAGTGGTTCAAAAGGGTTGTTAAAAAACCTCACGCTTACAAATCTTCTTGGAGATTCAGACATAGGGGATATTCCTGTGCAGAATCTAATTGGTTCTGGATTTGATGACATTCTATTCTTCCAAGGTGGAGATCCTCTTTTTGCCACTATAGGAGAGGGGGTCCAAAGAGAAATAGTTAAGTTAGATAGTATTTCTACAGCACAAAACATTATTCATATTGTCTCAAGAGGTCATGGTGGGACTCAAGGAAAGCCTCATCAAGCAGGTACTTCTATCAAAAGGTTCAATGAGCGTTCAGATAATCTCTATGCCGACCAAGTGCATAAGAACGACTTGCTTGACCTTCGCCATGCTGTGGGTCTTGGAAGTTGGGATTACACACAACTCCTTAACAATGCCGTTTCTTCTCTTATTTCTAATAACCTCAGAACGACTATGAAGCAAGCAGGGACAGGTAGCTTCTCTAAGGGTACTGTGATTGAAGAAGTGTCTGTATTCTCCACAGATAATACATTCACCTACTGCACGATAAGAGATAAAACTAACGCTGTTCGTCAAGTGTGGTCAGACGCTTCTGCATTTCAGAGTGAGATCACTTGCTTACTTGACATGAGTAATGGAAACCCATTAGACGCTCAAGGTCTTGACGTAAATACAAAACTATCTTGGACAATCGGTGCAGACTTTCAGCCAAGAGGTTATTTTAACAACTTAAGTAATGGTACTTGTTTGTTCTTTAAGATCGGTGGAGAAACAGGTACGGGTGGTCTAAGATCAGGAATAAATCAAAATCAATCTACAGTAAGGTTTGTTTCTCCTAAAGAAATGGAAGGTAGATTCAGTCCCTTCAAGATTTCCTTCCCGACTCATAATAGACCTAATGCAGAAGACCCACTAGATAACGGAACGCAAGGACTTTATACTTCTCCAACAAGAGAAAGCAACTTTGAAGAACCTTATATTGTTCTTGGAACTTCTTTATTGCCAGACACTGTTTCTTCTACCCTCGATACTCAGATTTTCAATCGCACTTTCAACGGGGATAAAGTTTGGGTAGTTAAAACAAACACCAACTACATCAATGTAAAAAACAATCTTGTTTTAAACAGTACGACTACTTTAAGTAACTTAATTACAGATAGTAATGTCTACCCATCAGGTTTTTACTCAAAGGCTTATCTTGTAGCTTTTGGAGATACAACAGTATCAACCAACAATGGTTGTTTTAAGATTATTGGAGCAGGAGACATTACACCTATTAATAGCTCTTTAAATACTCCAATGTCTGCTCAGGACTTACCTTTCTGCCTATTTCTTAAGAGAGTAGGTTCTTCCGATGATGTCTTTGCTAACTCAGCAGGTAATCTTACGTTAGAAATAAGAACACAAACTTTAGATTCAAGAGATACAGATAAC